GGTCTGAAGGCTCTAGCAGCTAAGTACGCGGGTGTTGAGCTAGGTAAAGGCATCAGAATGTCATTTACGGAAATTCGGCCCTTAGAAGCCTTTACAGACGAGCAGCTATCCTATGCTGCTAACGATGTTGTTGTTTTATTCCCGATTTGGAAGGCACAAAAAGAGATTTTAGCCAAAGAGGGAATGGAACAAGTAGCTGATATTGAGTTCCAGCTTACACAAGTTATTGCTGCTATGGAGATAGAAGGCGTGCCTATTGATGTTCCAAAATGGCGTGCAAAAATGGAAGGTTATGCTATAGAGCATGAAACTTCCAGAGTAAAGATGAATGAATTGTTATTTCCTGAAACAGTGTCAGAACAATTAGGCATGTTTGTTAGGGATGCTATTAATCTTAACAGTCCTAAGCAACTAAAAGAAGCGTTCGGGAAGATTGGCGTGCATTTAAATGCTACAAATGAGCGCGAAATTGGTATTATTAATCATCCAGCCGCAAAAGAGCTTTTACACTATCGAAAACTCCAAAAGATTATGTCCTCTTATGGGGAAACATTTCTAGGGGAGATTCATCCTTTTACAAATCGAATTCATCCTGATTGGCAACAGATAGGAACAGCAACAGGAAGATTTGCATGTAAAAAACCGAATCTACAGCAGATGCCAGATGAATTTCGTCAATGCGTGTCACTAAAAGACTACGCAATTGTGGTTGCTGATTATTCACAAATCGAACTGCGTATCTTAGCTGAGCTTAGTAACGATGCTCGATTCATGGAAGCGTTTACTTCTGGTGAGGATTTACACACAGCGACAGCCGGAGCTATCTTTGGATTAAAGATAGAAAATGTCACTAAGGAACAACGATTTATTGCTAAGACGATTAACTTTGGGTTAGCCTATGGGATGGGTCCTAGTAAACTTATGGATATGCTAAATCTAGAATCAATGAAGGAAGGCCGGTCTACGAAGTTTACATTTAGACAGGTTCAAAATATCATGAATCGTTATCGAGCAGCCTATAAAGATGTTGTTGAGTGGTTGCATCAAGCGGGTGAGTTAGCGTACAGAAATGAGTTTTCTGTTACCATGCTTGGGCGCAAAAGGTATTTTAAGCGCCCAACTTCGGGCGATGCTCCGAATTATCTACAAGAGATAGCATCTATCAAACGACAAGGTGCTAATGCCCCTATTCAGGGGACAAATGCCGATATTACTAAGTTAGCGATGATTAATTTATACAATGATTTAGAAAATTATTCATATCGCGCAAAAATCATTATTCAAGTCCACGATGAAATCGTTGTACTAGCCCATAAGCGTCACGCGGCAAGTGTTAAGGAAGTAGTTGTGGAATCAATGCTTCGCTCAGCAAGTGAGGTATTAAAAAAGGTTCCGGTAAAGGTAGATGCATACGTAAGTGATATCTGGAAAAAAGGTGATTAATCTGACCATTCCTAAAGACCCTAATATATGGAAGAATTTAATTGATAACCTCCCGCCATCCGAGAATTTGCCTGAAAATGGTATTAGTGCTCCCGCAATTGAAACTATCGAACCAAAAATAAAGAAGATTAATGATGGAAATGCCAAGGTATTTGTTCAACGAATTAAAACGATTGTCTATCTTTATACAGATAGGCAGGGAAAACATTATGGTGAGCAATCTTATCAAAATCTAACAACAATGGGTGAAATACCACTTTCTGAGGCTCTAAATGCTTTTAAAAATGACCCGGACACTAAGGAAAAATAGACTTGACATTGTTATTGTGGGTGTGATATAGTGCATAGTGGGAGCGCCAGAGAACCGTCGTGGGCTGGATACGGTTTCTCGGCGGCTGGGCTCCTAAAATAATGGATAGGTGGCTGAGAGGCTTAAAGCGACGGTTTGCTAAACCGTTGTAGCGTTATTCGTCTACCGCGAGTTCGAATCTCGCTCTATCCGCCAAAGAAGGAAAACTTGTGGAAACGAATTTCGGTTCTTGTTGTAAATGTGGGGCAGATAGCCCTCTAATAGAATTCCAGCCCGCCACAAAAACATGTTATTGGTTTACTTGCTCAGCGCGTGGTGAACATATGCATGTTACTTGTAAGCGATGCGGATATAAGCGAGTTGTTCAAGAGTGGAAAGTACGCCATTGGCCGGATAGTCCTAATGATAGCGAATAGAAAGATAGCTGTCGTTGGTTCGCGCATATTCAAAAATTGGGAGCAATTAAAAAAGACATTAGATGAATATCTCCAAGAAGATGATACAATCGTATCCGGGGGAGCCATTGGAGTGGATTCCATGGCTCAACGATATGCTAAAGAAAGGGGCTTCGATATCCTTGTTTGTTACCCAAGATACGGTCGATTTGGTCGCGGTGCTACATTCATCAGGAATCGAAGAATCGTTGAAAACAGTGATTTGGTCCTCGCCTTTTATAGTAAAGGACGCCTCGGTGAAGGAGGGACAGCTAATACTATCCATTGGGCCAAAGAATTAGGTGTTCCATATCAGGAATTTGAGGAAGAATAAATGCATAAGCAAATCGCTAAGATTGAAAGCACTTTTCTTGGTTTTGAGGACCATGGAATTTTCACAGCTTGGTTAACACTTGATTATGGGGGCTCTGGTCAAGGTGTAGGATTGCATACACTTTCTTATAATAAAGATGGACATATTGGGGCACCGGGGGGTATTAACTATATTATACGAATTTTAAAAGCTTGTGGAGTAGAAGAATGGGGAAAATTAAAAGGCAGAACCATTTATGTTATTAAAGAAGATGATGGATGGGATGCTAAAGTTCTAGGTATTGGCCCATTACCTACAGAGAGTGGAAAAGATTTTCTGTTCGATGAGGTTGTATTATGGCCAGACCTAGTAAAAAACAAATAAAATCATGGGGGAGTTGGCAGAGCTTGGTAATGCTCCCGTCTTGAAAACGGGCGACGGGTTAAACCGACAGGAGTTCGAATCTTCTACTCCCCGCCACTTTGCTCCTGTAGTTTGCTGGTGTGAACACGATTGTTGTTTTTTTGATGTTTTCTATGATTGTGATATTTGTGAGTGTCACGAAGTAGGATATACTCCGTGGGGATTTTGGGATGATTAAATGAGTGCCATCATCCTTGGAAGGAGATTAAAGAAAGGAATAAATATATGGAAATTTTCGTTATAACGCGAAATAAAACACATCTAGGAACATTGATTGGGGCTAGTAAAACTCCTCAAGTTTTTGAAGCTTGTAATATTGACCAAGCTAAAGATGTCTACCATCTTCCAATGAATACTAAAGATGTGTTAAATCCATTTTGTAAACGTTGTTTCAAGCCTGTGGGGGCGTAGTGGTAATGGTAGCACGACTGCTTTGCACGCAGTAGGTCGGAGTTCGATTCTCCGTGTCCTCCACCAATCATGATTCTGTGCTAGAGTGGCCTAATAGCTCTGTTTGCAAAACAGGTGTTCACCCGTCCGAATCGGGTCAGAATCTCCAATTTTGACTAATCTTGCTAGAGAGCTTGACATGAGGTATATGCCTATGGTAGAATCAAGTAAACAACCTATTAGGACATTAGATAGACCATTTGGTAGCCCACGACCGGCTCCAAAACCGACCGGGGGAAAGAAAAAGCGTGGGCCAAAATCAAAGGAAGAGGGTGATATAAAATAACGGAACCCCTTTTTCCGAACATAATAAGTAGTCCGTAGTGCGATTAGAGATACTTCTTAAATAACATTTTAATAAAAACTCTAATCACCTATTCTCGGACTAAATTATCGCTAGCAACGAATTGAGGTAAAAGGAATGGCAACACTAAATAAGACAAAAACAGCCGTACGTCTGGAAAAGATTGACGCTGAAACTACGGTAAACTATGAGGGCGAAGTAGCATATACTTTGCCAGTAAAGGCGAGACTTATTTCTCGTGTTCTTGGCGCATTTTGGAACGAAGATACGTTCTATGTAAGCGGCAAGAAGTTGGCGCAAGATACAATCGATGATGTAGTTGAAGTTGCAAAGATAGACCCAAAGTTTCCTTTGCAGTTAGCGGCATATGCGCGCAACGAGATTTATTTGCGCACGACTCCACAAGTGATTTTAGTTGTAAGCGCGAGTATCCCGGCTTGCAAGCCTTTTATTCGTGAATATGCACCAAAGATTATCAAGCGTGCGGATGAATTATCAGAAGTTTTAGCGTTTCAGCTTGCTCAGTATGGAAAGCCTATTCCTAACTCATTGAAGAAGGGTGTGGCTGACGCTTTTCATAAGTTTGATGAATATCAGCTAAACAAGTATGACTCAGATAAATCTGCGGTTAAACTTGGTGATGTTCTTCGTTTGATTAATCGTGAAAAGGATTATCCTGTTTCTAAGGCTATGTACGATTATCTCGTACACGATATCGTGGATGCTGATGCGCTACCAAAGATTGGCGCGCTAAAGAAACTACTTGCCAAAGAAACTATTGACGGTGAAGCAAAAGAGCTTATCAAGGCATCAAATGTTACTTGGGAAACACTGATTTCTAAGTTTGGCTCTTCCAAGGAAACTTGGGAGCTTGTAGCGCCGAATATGGGTTATATGGCGTTACTACGTAATTTGAGAAACTTTATCGACAAAGATGTTCAATTGGATGCTATAATTGAACGTTTAACGGACGAGGAGCAGATTAAGCGTTCAAAGCAGCTACCATTTCGGTTCTATAGTGCTTATAAGAATGTTCGTGATAATCAAAAGGTTCAGCGAGCAATTGCCCAAGCTTTTGAGAAATCAATTACGAATGTTGAGCTTGGTGGTTCTACAGCCGTATTTGTTGACCTTTCAGGGTCAATGACGGGCTCACAAGTAAGTGCTAAGAGCGAAGTTTCGTATGCCGAAGTTGCTGCTGTAATTGGCGCGCTTTCGGTAAAAAAGGCCGAAGAATCGATTACAGTTGGTTTTGGTGAAAGTGCGAAAATCATCCGTCTGAATCCAGACGATACGATGATTAGTAATATCCAGAAAATTGTTAATACAAATGTTGGCCATTCAACAAACGCTTGGCTAGCTTTTGAAGAGTTAATCAAAAATAGCATAAAAGTTGACCGAATTATTTTGATTTCAGATATGCAGTGCTATAATACAAATGACTCTTCCTATTGGAATTTAGGTAAGCATAGCTCTGTTGAGATTCTTTGGACACAGTATGTAGCGGCAATCAATCCAAATGCTCGGCTTTATTCTTTGAATGTGTCAGCATATGGTACTAGTCAAACTCCGAGCACAAAGAAGAATGTTACACAAATTAATGGTTGGTCAGATAAGATTTTGGATTACATCAACTTCGTAGAGAAGGGCGATGTAATGGAAAAGGAAATTCGTAAGTATTAGACTCTGTTCCCTTTTCAGGGGGCGGGGGACTAGAGTAGTGTAGAATATCGTTACTTCGTAGGGCGCTCTGTGTACTAGGTTAAACTCCTAGCCCCGTCACACTTGACGGGTGTAGCTCATCGTTAGAGCAGGAGCTTTGATGTCGATATTCGACCTAAATTCTCTCTAGTAAAAAGTGAATAAAGATGGGCCGAAACCAAGGGAGATGAAGTAATTAATCATTGTTGAACTTTGGCTAAAAGAGGAGTAGTACCCCCGGTAAGGTTTTCGAATCTTTAGCTCTTCCCCATCAAAAAATTAGAAGCAGTGAAGTTATCAGTTACTTCTCTTGTAAAGACGTAGTTGTAGGTTCGATTCCTATTACACTGGAAACGGTGTGTAGCTCAACGGCAGAGCGCGAAAATAATCTGATAGCAATTAATTCTCTTCTAAATTAAATACAATACTGCTGACCCGCACATAAAACATCAACCGCGAGCCGACTGGCGGGGTACGATTAGCAATAAAAGCTGACGAGGTTAGATGCAGCAGTAATAATAAGGCCCTCTCGTATATCGGAAAGTACGTCAGACTTTCAATCTGGTAAGCGGGGTTCGACTCCCCGGAGGGCCACCAAAAATTTCGCGCAAAAGATAGCGTAGTGAAGAATACGGTTACTTCTTGCAATTGAAACCTCCGTATTCACCTCTATTTCTCGCTATTATAAAACTGAATAAGTAACTAAAGTAGTGCAGAAAACAGATACTTCAAGTATTATCTTTATAGGGTCAAAGCTATAGAGAGCCGATACCGCGTAGAAGCGTTATGGTAGTGACTACGCTTTCTTGTCTAGAAGAAGTATTTAGGCATAATGGTGATTCCATTCGTAGGCCAGCCAACGTTAAAAGGCAAAGATTTTCTGGCATTTTCTGTTCTCGACTAATTCTCTTTAGTTATTTAGAGTCCCCATCGTCTAATGATAAGGACTACTGTTTCTCGGACAGTTAATCAGAGTTTGAATCTCTGTGGGGGCACCAAATAAAATTGTTGTTAGAGTAGTGACAGAGCAAGATACTTCGCACGAACCTTTAGAGTTTGAGATTGTAGGTTAAAACCCTATCGCCCTCGCCATGAGGGTGAAGCTAAAAAAACTTGCCCTAATAAATTCTCTCTAATAAATTAGGATAGTGAATTAATCAGATACTTCGGTTTACGGTGTGTAAAAGCACCAAGCGAGTTCAAACCTTCGCAAACAATTTAGTGCTTTCCGTTGTTCAGCTAAATTGTGTTTCTGATTAAGAATAATTCTTCCTAATATTATTCCCGTGTAGCTCAATTGTTTCTAGTATTAAAAGGAGAGAAATGAATGCCCGGTTCAGTTATTGAAGGAAAGGATTTAGTAAAGGAATTTTGTATAAAGAATGACCTTCACACCTTTCTTGATGTTGGACCGGGAGAAGGAACCTATTACTTTGCTCTACAAGGTGATGGCATCATCGAAAAATTGGATGGAGTAGAGTCTTGGGCACCATATGTAAATCAGTATGCATTGAGAGATAAGTATAATCAAATATTTATTTCGGATATTTATTACTTTGATTGGGATAAAGCTGGCACTTATGACATGGTTATCTTAGGTGATGTGATAGAGCATTTAGTCGAGTCACAGGGACGCGAAGTAATAGACAAAGCCGCTGAGCATGGAAAGTATGTGGTAGTTTCACTCCCCATCTATGGTTATTGTCAAGGTTGGGGCCATGATGGTAATTGGTTTGAGGCCCATTTAGAACAGTATAGTCATGAAAGTATCTTGGGGGTACTTTCGAAATATGAAGTTTTAGAAACCATGAAAGGTGGAACGGTAGGAGTATATATCTTTCGTGGCTTAGCATAATTATTCTCCTATAGTTTAATGGTAAAACGTACGGCTGTTAACCGTTTGAGTACACGTTCGAGTCGTGTTGGGAGAGCCATTCGGGGCTGGTGGAATTGGTAACACGCTGCGCTTTGGACGCGGAGATTTTAGGTTCGAAACCTAAGCCCCGAACCAATTCTTTTTGGAGGAACTAATGACTGAGCCTTATTTTCTTGGTTATATTGAATTAAATTACAAACGTGGAATCCAATCTATAGAAATTCGCCGTGATGGAAAATATGTGAATGTTTGGATTGATGAGGATTTGGCAGACGATGTAGATACAAAAAGCCGTCTTGCTGAATATGGAGACAGGTTTTATATAACATTAGATGATTATCGAAAGGGTATTATTCCTTTAACTCTCGATGATGTTTGGCCTAATATTGATGAGAGATGATTTAGTGACAGCAGATATTGATGAGAATTTTTTACATCCTTTTGAAAGGGACCACACATGCCTCGGTTGCCAGTACAAGTGCGCCTGCCGTTTTGTTACGAAACTGACGTGTGATACGTGCGGTAAAACCTTCCCTCCACGCCTATACAACGGCCACGACCTTGCATACTGTTCTGCTGAGTGCGACCCACAACCTGTCAATTGGACTGGTTCGGTGTTTGTTCAGCATGTTTTTGTTACTGGCTGTTGTGACGCGGCTGATTACATGCATGTTCAGGAGCCATTTCTTATTGACCGCGCAGAAGGCGCTAGGCTGGGCTTAGGTGTGAAACCACATCTGGTGCGTCATGTTGACCCCCGAAAGGCGGGACGGCATTAAGCGCGTTAATATTCCCAACTGGTCGCCAGAAGCTTATGAGTCCTTTATTGATTTTTCTGGTAAGAAATGACCATTGCGGTACTATCTTGGGGCGCACACCAAACGCTTATAAATACCCTTCAAAGTTATGAAGATAATGGTTTAGACGATTCACAAAAATTAATCTTCTTTCAGGAAATTTCCAAAGACGATATTCAAATAGCGGAGTTTTTTGAATATGATTACATAGGAGAAAAGACAAATATAGGGATTGGACAAGCATTACGCCGGTTAGTTGATGAAGCTACTGGCGACTTCTTTTTATTTTTAGAAAATGATTGGAAGTTAATCGAAAAAGCACAGCCTACGATTTCACAGGCTAAGTTGTTTATATCGGCGGGCATGGCAGATTGTGTTAAGCTACGGCATCGTAAGTTACCCGGCAATCCCTTATGGAGCAGACAATTTGCTGGTAACGAATTTTCACGACCAGAATACTTGTTAGATTGTCTCCATTGGGAAGAATATCCAGAAAAATTCCAAGAAATACAGAAAGTAAATAATTGGTATTTTACAACCTCCCAATATGCCAATTTTACGAATAACCCCTGTATGTATAAGACAGAATTTGTGCGCAAAAACATCTATCCGTTTGCAGGAGGGCCTAGAATATCACTTGAAGTAGATATTCAAGATTGGTGGGCCAAAAATAACTTTAAAGTAGTACAAGGAGATGGGCTATTTACCCATTATAGGATAGATTGATGAAATTTGTGTGCGTATTTGGACATAAGTGGCCCGAAGTTTGGACTAAATACGGAGAAAGGTCTTTAATTACAGTTGATGGGATTTGGTTTGAAGTTTTTGAGAAAAAATGTGGGCGTAATTGTGGAGCAAGAAAGAAGTTGTATGGGCCTTATCGATATTCCAAGGAATTGGGTGGGAGTATTAGATGAGGATAGGATTTTTGAATAATCAAATTGATGCCCGTGGTACAGGAAACGCTATGTTTCACTATGCCCATTATAATGAAACGATTTTAGGTAATACTTCAAAGATTTACACATTTCAAGAAAAAGAACACAGTAAATCAGCGGTAGAGATATATAAAGAACGTTTTAAAGAGATTTATTTTGTTAATGAGGGTATAGAGGATATTGACGTTCTTTATCATATTAAGAGCGGCTATAAAGACGGTTTCCAAGCCCCTGTGGGCATCTCATACGTCGTACATGCTGTCTTTGATAACGAGCCGCACGGAGATAGGTACGCTACGATTTCAGAATGGTCGGGGCAAAGATATAATCTTCCTTTTGTACCCCACATTGTAGAACTTCCTGAGTATTATGAAAATATAAGAAAGGATGCTGGAATTCCTGCAAATGCCATCGTTTATGGAAGATTGGGAGCGCCAGATACCTTTGATATCTCTTTTGTGTGGGAAGCTATCAACGAGGTATTAAGGCGCACCAAAGATATTTGGTTTTTATTCATGGGTACAAATAAACCAGAAGTAACCCTTGTAGACCCTAAAAGGGTTATTTTTGTAGACCCCTCATTAAATCCTTGGTTAAAGAAAGCGTTTATCAATAGCTGCGATGCTATGCTTCACGCTAGAGGTCGAGGGGAAACATTTGGTATTGCCGTTGGGGAGTTTGCTGTTTCTGGTAAACCTGTTATTACATACGATTTATCAGGAGAGCGGGCGCATATTCATGAATTAGGTAATAAAGGAATTTATTATGATAGTGAGGAAAAGCTGGTAGATATATTATTATATAATTCTACTTGGAAGGTAAATGGTACAGGCTATGAGAAATGTACCCCTGAAATAGTAATGAGGAAGTTTAAGGAAGTGTTCTTGGATGAAAGTGCGGGGAGTGGAACTTGAGTTACATAAAGATGAAGCACTTTCCAATGCTATTCGAAGAGATAATGATTTTTTTGAATTTGAGGTTTTAGATTTCATCCGCGATTTTTTTCCTGTTCAGAGAGTGGTTATTGATATCGGTGCGAATATTGGAAATCATGCTGTTTATTTTGCTAACTTTCTTAAATTTTACGAGTATATTATTTGTTTTGAACCAGTTCCAGAAAATTATGCCATCCTAGTTAAAAATCTTGAAGGATATAAAGGTATTTACATGTATAACTGTGCCTTATCAGATAAGACACAAATGTTAAAAATGAGTGTTAATCGAGGAAATATGGGAGCTTCCGCAGTTCAATCAGACGGCGAATTGTTAGTTCAGGCGTTTTCTTTAGATAGACTTTATTATAAAAATGTTACATTGATAAAAATAGATGTAGAAGAATATGAACCTCAAGTTCTGGATGGGGCTCAGGATACTATAGCAAAATGGAAGCCTTTAATCATTATAGAAGATTGGCATAATAAATATGAAGAATTGTTGCCTAAAGGTTATCAATGTATTAAAGGCTGGGAAGTTGGTAAAACATATATTTATGAGTGGAAAGGCGAGTAATGTTAACCTTCGTGGCTGCCGTTTACAACGAGATAGATGAAATAGGAACCCTAATAGACCATGTTGCCTCTTTTGTTGATGCAATATGTATTGTGGATGATGGTAGTACTGATTGGACTGCTGAATATTTAGATTTATACTGGTTACATGGGGGCTTTGAGTATTTTTCATATATAACCATAAAACATACAGGACTTCCTGAAACTGTTAAGGATAAGGCTGTTAAAATGGCTCCTGACGGTAGTTGGATTTTAATGCTTGATGCTGATGAACGCTTTGAAGATGGGGTATTGGAGAAAATCCGTGAATGGGTAGATTCTAACCCTCCCGAAAATATAACTCATATGTATTTTACCAAAAATGAATATCTGGATAGATATTTAGTTAGAAGTTTCCAAAAAGTTCATTTATTTCGAAAAGAGTCTGTTACATTTTCTGACTTGATTCATATTGATGATATATTTACAGGTGACCCGGTAAATATTGGACTTTCTGTTATTCATCGAAAGACTTCCGATAAACAGCGTCAACGTGAGAAAGAGTATTTAGAGACATACAAAAAATTATTGGAAGAAGGAAAAATTGATGAAAAGAGATTTGAATGGCTCAGAGGATTGCACTATTTTGAACGTTAGCTTGACTTTGCTGCTAGTTGTATGGTAAGATAAAGTATGGATACTTGTGTGCATCCTTGGTGTTTTGTTGGGCGCAGGGAAAATGGGCAACCATACTGCAAAATTTGTCGAATGGAGTTATATGAAGATATTGGACAAGGGCGAAGTGCGACTCCTAAATCAGATGGGAAACGACTTGACGATAATAGCAGCAGCAAGAGTCAGCAATGGCGTAAAATATGAAGAGGCTTCAAAAGGTCCAGAGAAAGACCAGAAGCTTATAAATTACTTAATGAAGCACCGACATGGCACGCCTTTTGAACATGTTGCGTTTCAGTGGTATGTAGATGCTCCGATATTTGTGATACGAGAATGGCAAAGACATAGGATGGCGAGCTATAATGAAATTTCTGGACGATATGTTGAGATGGAGCCGAAATACTATATCCCGACTCGTATCAGAGTACCGATGGAGAAAAACCATCAAGGTTCTCAAGAAATTGACGGCGAACCTCCGTACCCTGAATACGAGCGTAATATGCGCATCGCAATCTTTAATGCGGCTGACCGAAGCTTTAGAACGTACAAAGACTTACTCCGTGACGGAGTTGCAAAAGAACAAGCTCGAATAATACTTCCACTAAGCATGTATTCTCAATTTTATTTTACAGTAAATGCGAGGTCTTTAATGAATTTTCTTAGTTTGCGCGCAGCAGATGACGCTATGTGGGAAATTCGTCAATATGCGATAGGAATGAAAGAGATGTTTAAAGAAGTCTTACCAATGACATACAATGCTTGGGAGCAGAATGAATTTATTGCGCCTTAATGCCCTCTTAACATAACGGAAGTGTGCTTGTTTTACATGCAAGTAGTAGAGGTTCGATTCCTCTAGGGGGCACCATAATTTAGGAGATTAATGAATACTATTAATATTAATTTAGGTGAACATGATTTAGGGGAGGCACAGCTTGACGAAAAAGTTTTGGCATTAGGTTATTCCCATAAACAAGATTCTTCTTGGGAGATTGAAAGTCCTGAACTTTTTAAAGTTTCCACTCTACTTGGGCAAATATTTTATGCTACAGATTCATCCAGTTATGCTAACATTTACTTTATTAACGATATTTTGTGCGGAAAACTCCAATTAAATAAAAAAATAAGAGTTATTAGTAGCACCATTCACGGGCCAGATATTTCTACCATTGAAGCGTATATATTAAAAATACAGGAAATTCTTGTCCCTGTTCCTGAACCCACATTAGGAAATGTGCGAATTAAGTTCTGGTATAATGCTCCTGATGGTCCACGCTCTAATAGTCGAGTGATTTCTGTTCCTATCTGGAACCAGATTCAACATAATTATGAAGAATCTACAAGAGATAATCTAGATAAATTAATGGAGTTTAAACCCACAAAAAGTGGTCAATTGATTCTTTGGCACGGCATTCCGGGCACAGGAAAAACTTATGCGTTACGAGCATTGTGTTCTGCGTGGAAAGATTGGTGTTCAGCCGAATACATTCTTGACCCCGAGGCACTATTTGGATATAGTGCTGCATATCTATCTTCGATGTTGCTCAATATGGAGGATGAGTATTCTATAGGTGAGGAAGATGATGGGGATGAAAATAAATGGAAGCTTCTTATTTTAGAAGATACCGGAGAATTTTTATCTGAAACAGCCAAGGATAAAGCTGGTCAGGGTCTTTCTAGACTTCTTAACGTATCTGATGGTATTATCGGGCAAGGATTACGTGTTTTGATTCTTATTACAACAAATGAGGAGATTACAAAGATACATCCGGCAGTTTCTAGACCGGGAAGATGCGCAGCAGCAATTCGATTTGAACCACTTGGTCCTAAAACTATTAAAGAGTGGGGGGAATTTCATAAAATCGAAATTCCTAGAAAATCAGAAATATCTTTAGCTGAGTTATATGAGTTGATTGGCAATAAAGTTATTTCAAATCGACCTAGAGAACAAAAGCTAGGATTTATTCTTCCTCATCTTGAAGTAGTAGATACATAATGGAAAATAAATTTAGAATAGTTCCAGATATCATTCGTAATAGGGACCCAATTCGCCGGGGAAGGAAACCAATGGGACCGCTATCTAAATCGCTGCTATCTAGGAAAACTGTGTTTGTTGCTGGTAAGATTAAAAAAACTTGGGGTAATATTTATACTTTGGCAAAGAATCATGGAGCAAAAGCACATATACGACAAACTGAAATTAATGGGGAGGAAGGATATGTGATGTGGTTTGAAGATAGGAATTAAGAAGAAATTAGAAAGTATTTTGAAAAGATTTGCGCCCAAACAACGCTTGCAGAGTCGGATTAAATTTCAGGGAGAAATAATATCGTTAGAATCTCAGCCGGTAGATACTGATTATAAGGAAGCGAAAGCAGAATAGAAAATCGTGGGCCTCGACTCAGCCGGTTGACGAGGGTGTTCTTATAAAGCACTATGGCAAGGTTCGACTCCTTGGGGGCCTACCAAATTACGCTACCGTCATATAACGGAATTATGACTGTTTTGTACTCAGTTCATGGGAGTTCAATTCTTCTCGGTAGCTCCAAATTTTAGAGAAATAGCCCTTCAGGGCTTTTATTTTTGGCCATGACAATACAATGTCAGAAGAAAGGATTTATCAAATAAGATAATAAGGAGGTAATTAAATGGCAGCAACATTCAGTTGGGCTCAATTTACAGGTAGCTCAGGCAACTCAACAACACCCGCTGGTTCTGGTTTAACAGCCACATCATCAGCAGCAGCAATGTCATGGGACTTTGAAACCGCTGATAGCACAGGCACAGTAACCTTTACAGCCAACCCTGTTAGTGCAGGAAGTGCAAGTTATCCTGTATGGTTGAAAGGTTATTGGACAAACACTGTAGCGTATACCGTATCTAACTTGAAGTTTTGGCAGTTTAACCCCGCCGCATCAAGCGCAAATACAGCATCGTTCACTGTGTTTGGTATGACACAAACAGCATATTCGATATCTACCGGAACAGCAACACATACAAACTTTGCATCAAACGTACAAGTTCCTACAAGTGCTAACTCAACAAGCTCTCCGGGCGCACCGTTAACATTCGGTGCCGGTGGCTCATTTGGTAGCTCAGCAGGAAACTCAGGTACACATGGAACCTTCTTATCGGTACAGCTAAGTGCAGCAGCAGCAGCACCAGCCGGAACCACAGGATACTTTGGGTACACGATGCAATACGATGAGCAATAATTAAAGCATTTAAGGAGAAGGTATGGGAGAATTTAAACCATCAAAGGTATTTGGTGTGAATGTTGTTGTTGGTATTCCGTCTTTTGGAATGGTGTCAACATATTTCCTTCAAGGAAGAATATCACAGCAAATGCCTTTAGTATCAAGTGCTATTGATAAAATTGTGCTTGGGAAACCAATAGCAGACGCACGAAATGAAATAGTGGAATTTGCCTTATCACAAGGAGCTAATTATATCTATTGGCTCGATGATGATGTTATTCCACCGCCCGATGCTTTCTTAAAGATGTTTAGGCATCGTGTTGATATTATGAATGGTGTATATTGGTCGAAATCGAATCCTCCCATGCCACTTATTTTTCGCAACCATTTTGAAGGGCCATATTGGGACTGGCATGTAGGGGATTTACTTGAAGTAGATGCCTGCGGTAGTGGATTAACTCTTGTTAAAACTGATGTATATAGAAAAATAAAAGAACCTTGGTATTCAACAAATTATGCGTCTTTTCCGGGGGTAAAAGAAAGCCCCCCAAATAACACTGAAGATTTATATTTTTACTGGAAAGCTAGAAGTGCTGGATATAAAGTTTGGGTAGATACAAGTATACAAGCCTTTCATTTTGATAAAATGAATGGGATAATGTATGGTATGCCAATGAATTCTCCGCAGGCTAAATCTGGTTATGAAATTAAACCTCGTGGTAAAAAACTTATTGCTGATATTGGAAGCGGTCCTATTTCCCCATATATGTCAGATGAAGGTACGGTAATCTCATTTGATATTCGGGAAGATATGAAACCCGATGTTGTTTGTGATGTTCGATATCTTCCTATTCCTGACGAAACGTTTGATATTGTTTTTAGTTCTCACACACTTGAGCATTTTGCTTGGACGGGTGTAGATAAAGTATTAAAGGAATGGTGTCGTGTTCTTAAGGTTGGTGGGGAATTACGAATTGTAGTCCCCAATCTTCGCTATGTGTCGAAAAGAATTCTCGATGATATGATACTCCCTTCGGATTATTGGGTAGTTTACGGTGAGCAGGATTATCCAAAGAATTTCCATGCTTCGGGATTTACTCCAAATACACTAACTTCCTTAGTTGCAAGTATGGGGGTATTTGAAAATATTCAAGTTAAAGAGGGAGATATATCTGGCCTTCCTGCGGCTGAGAATTGGAATCTTCAATTAAAAGCAACAAAGGTTAGAAATGTTCCAGATATTGATAATATTACACCACCACATATCGAAGCGGGGCCAAATACCGTTAATTACTGGCCGATGGCTATTTATCCAGATTCAGTTACCAGAGAGATGACTGAGGCAGAGATGGCCGCTGAAAAAGCTAAATGGGCGGTCAATAATGAAATTGTTGCTGAGGCTGAACTTAGTAAAAGAAAGATAATTGAGGGAACGCAAAGTTATATTAATACCGATAATGATAGGTCTGCTTTTGGAACTCCCGAACAAATTGTTCCTGTGGGCGCTAAGAAAAAGACCCCTAGAAAGTCGAAGGTAACTGTATAATGGGTTGGGAAGCGTATTATAAAGATGGCACTGTTCTCCGAGAAGAGGATGGGAATGGTCGTCCGGTACAAGATGGAAATGATGGCTTATTAGCGATGATTGCGCAGAGAGATTATAACCATAATATTGCTATAGATTTAATTAACGGTATCATATTCCTAGATTTTGAAGCTATAGAAATTCAAAATAATGAGGCTTATATCGCTAATCCTAAAGCACATTTTTGGATTACTGATGAGACAAATACTGTTGGCGTAATGCAGTTTATTAGACAATTAACAGAACCGGATGAGCAAGGTTGGTATCAGCAGGAGATTTATTCTCTTGTTTGGAGGCCAATTTGGTTTACTCGTGTTACGAATGGTGACCCCACAAAAGTCATTGGAGCGCAAACTACATTACCAGAGGACCAAGGGGGAAAAAATATCAAGAAAATGGTAAGCTTATTCTCTGACGGGAGATTGGGAATAGATTAGGTGGTGAATATTAATGGACTTTCTAAAAAATATTTTTACTAAATTACTTAATGTACCTAAATTTACTATAGATAAAGGATTTTCACTAAGTAAGTGGACCCTAAATACAGTATTAACTATTATTTTGTGGGTACTAGCATTTGTTACTAGTCTTGTTGAGAAAGTAAGAGATAAGGTGGCATAAATTGCCAGCAGTCAGTAAAAAGCAATTTGGTATGATGGGAGTTCTCTACAAACAAGGAAAAATTTCAAGAAAGACGCTTGAAGATTATAATAAAAATGTAAATTATAAAAAATTACCAACAAAGGTAAAGAAGAAATAAAATATAAACCATAATTCAATATGGTGCTCCATACAAGGGGTTGATTTGATTGCAGAAAAACATTAGCCAGAGTAGCAGAAATGTTGCTCTGGCTATTTTTTTGCTTTTTAGTGTGGTGAGACACTAAATGGCTACATATATAAATGCCGCTACCGCTGCAAGCGATACTGTTAACTTGCCCTCTGGCTGGTCGCCCGGTGATGTTGCTATAGTTATCGCAGGCAGACTTACGGATACAACTGTTCCATCGTTGCCTAGTGGTTGGACCCAAGTAGCTTTTTATGGTGCTGCTCATGGTACTATTATGGGTTGGAGATTGCTGCAATCTGGCGATACAACTATTGGCACATGGACGAACGCTACACACGTTGCTGTAGCTATTTATACTGGTGTTCATCAAATTGAACCTATTGAAGCCGGTATAGGTGTTGCTACGTTAGTAGCTTCTCCTTCTGGCTCAACTTCGGGACCGATAACAACCGATTCTGGACCTTATGAAACCGCTGTTCATATAACACTTATTCTGTCCGCTCAAACAATTTCAAGCAACAGCTTATCTGCTTGGACTGATAGATTTGGGTCTGGCACAAGATTAGCCGTTTGCGATAAAGCCTCTCCTGCGACTAATGAATCTACTGCCTATACTTTCTCTGGCTCGGCTGCGTACATTAGAGCAAACTTTGGCCTTCGTTCAGCATCGAGCTTCCCGATTATTGTTGGTCAAGATACAAAATTTGGAACACAGACTAGCAACGCCTCGACATGGACACTGACGTACCCGACGAACCTTGCTTCGGGTGACTTGATTCTTGCTTTTATTGGCAGCGACGGGGAGGGCACGTTTACCACCGATGCCAACTTCGTCCAGATTGCTAACACTGGCCCTGTGGCTGTCCATGTTGCGGCAGGGGCAAGGATTGCCGATGGAACGGAAACGGGGACCTTCACCGTTGGCCTCGGTGCGTCAGAGCAAGGCGGCTGGCGCGTTTACCGTATCCCGGCAGGGACATGGTTTGGAGGCTCTATCGGTACGGGGAGTCCTGCTGCTCAGACCGATAGCTTAGGCGTCGGCGGTCCCGCGTCAGGGTCTAGCTCCAACCCAAGTCCCGGCTCGGACAACCCAACAAACTGGGACGTTGAGGACACCCTTTGGATTGTCGCAGCGGCGGCGGATACCAGCCGGACCGTTTCCGTCTATCCGCTACCTGACCGGAACTCCGACGATGTTTCGGGTGGTGCGACGGGCGCAACGCTGGCACTTTGTTCTGACGAACTTGCACAAGCCTCACTTGACGCGGGCAACTTCACCATCTCGGCCTCCGATGATTGGGCCGCTCTCACCATTGCCGTTCGTCCTGCTGCTGCTGGTGGAGCTACACTTAGAGCATATGCACAAGCACAAGCAAACATAAAAGCTACTTATTATGCTAATTCACAAGCACAAGCTGATATTAAAACTACATATTATGGCAACGGTCAAGCGCAAGCAAATATCCAACAAACATATTACGTTTTTGCACAAGCACAATCTAGTGTTGCTCAAACATTTTTTGGGCACGCTCAAACGCAGGCAAATATCAAACAAATATATTACGGTTTAGCACAAGCAAACGTAGATATAAAAACAACTTTATATGAATTTGCTCAAGCACAAGCCGTTATAAAATCAATTTCGTTTGGATGGGCACAAACACAAGCTGATATACAGCAAACGTATTATGGTTTGGCGCAGGCAAATTCTGACATTAAAGCCATAGGAACCGGATTTGGCCAAGCACAATCAGATATCAATGCAACTTCATATAGTTTGGCACAGGCACAAGCTGATATTTTGCAAGTTTATTATGTTCACGCACAGTCGCAAGCAAGCATTGCTAAAACTTCGTTTGGGTTGGCGCAAGCGCAGGCATGTATTGTTGGATGGGCGTGGGCACAGACACAGGCCGATATTAAGCAGATATACTACGAACATGGCCAAGTACAAGCTAGTATAGAACAAACGTATTATGTTTTAGCCCAAGCTCAAGCTAACATCCAAACTGTTAATTATGGACATGCTCAAGCTCAAGTTAATATCAAAACAACGTATTATGCTGTAGCACAGACCCAAAGCGACATTAAGCAAACCTATTATGAATTTGCTCAGGCACAGGTAAATATCAAACAGGCTTACTATGGCTCAGCGCAAACTCAAGCTAATATTATACAAGTATACTATGGTCTAGGTCAATCTCAAGCCGATATTTTGGCAACTTCATACGGTTCAGGACAAGCTCAAGCTAATATTAAGGCGGAATATTACGGATTAGGACAAGCTCAGGCTAATATTCTACAAGTTTATTGGGGTTTTGCTCAAGCGCAAGCTAATCTCTTAATAGTATCTTATGGATTTGCGCAGACGCAAGCGAAACTTAATGTGTATGGTGTTACAAACTTTGCTCAGGCGCAAGCAGATATACTAGTTACATCATATGTATTTGCGCAAGCACAAGCCTCTATTTCAACAATACATGCAGGATTTGCGCAGACACAAGCTGATATTTTAACAATAAGCTATGTTTGGGCGCAGGCACAAGCTAATATATATTTATCACAACAAGCACGTCCAGTGGCAGATAATATTAATACTGGACTGGTTGGGGTGGTGGTATAAATGGGTATAACTTTTGACACGACGAGTGGTATTACCCAAGGTACAACTGACCGTAACTGGCCACATGCCCCTACTGATGGTGCAACACCGCAAGGTGTATTAGTTCTTGTCTCTAGCACGGCTGGTACTGATGAAGTAGTTAGTGTTACTTATAACAGCGTAGCGATGAATGAAATCGCTCTATCACCAGTACTACTTGCTGGTGGTGAGGCTGGGTCAGTCCATGGATTTTTCTTAGGTTCTGGCCTTCCAGCAGGAACCCAAACCATTGCTGTTGATGCTGGCGCGTCTAGCTGGGGCGCTCAAGCTTACTCTGTATTTGCTGATGGCGATACAATAATTGAAGATACTTCTACAAGCTCAAGTACCGCTACTACTGCACCGGGGGCAACATTAACTATTAGCCATGATTCTTTTGTTGCTGGTGGATTATACTCAGGTGAAAATAATCCCGGCTCCACAGCAGGGGCAGGATTAACAGTCAATGATAGAACACTTGACTTTGGTACTGATACTGGTGCGTTCACACATGGAGATTCCATCAAAACAACAGATTTCTCATTTGTATGGTCACAAGCCTCGAATGATGGAATAACACTTGTTGTTGCTATTAGACAAAAGCAACAATATGCTTCAGCACAAGCTCAAGCTGACATTAAGACAACGTATTATGCTAATGCACAATCTCAAGCTGATATTCTTGCAACCTATTATGTTCTGGCGCAAGCACAAGCTAAGATTATTTCTATTGGTAATGGCTTAGCTCAAGCACAAGGCAGCATTAAAGTTGTTGGTAATGGATTAGCTCAAACTCAAGCAGATATCAAGCAAATTTATTTCGCTGCTTCTCAAGCTCAAAGTAATATCAAGCAGACTTACTATGGTTTAGCACAGGCTCAAGCTACTCTTATCGGGTGGGGATTTGCTCAATCTCAAGCTGATATTAAAGCGGTTGATGTGGGATTTGCTCAATCCCAAGCGAATATCAAGGCTACGACGTTTACATTTGCACAAGCTCAGGCCGATATACAACAAGTTTATTATAGCTTAGCGCAAACTCAAACAATTATTAAACAAACTTATTATGAATTTGCTCAATCCCAAGCCGATATACAAACAACATATTATGAGTTGGCCCAAGCTCAAGCAAGAATTAATGCTCTTGATTTAAATGCCCACGCTCAAGCTAATGCGTCGATTGTTGTAATCGTTCAGGTATTTGCACAAACACAGGCTAGATTAATAGCGTTTGATATAAACGCTTTCGCTCAAGCTCAAGCTACAATTTCATCTGTGGCAGTATTTGCATCCGCGCAAACTCAAGCTGCTATAGGTATAACATTAAATATTTATCAATTTATCGATGAAATTGCTCCAACTGATAATGATTACATTACAACAGATTATAATCCTTCTGGAATTATTTATGAAGCTCAATTAACGGAACTTTACACTCCATTATATCCAATTCATCATTTTGTTCGGGTTAGAGCTTGGAAAGCCGGAACTAAATCTTCTACAATTACCGTTACTTTATATGATGCGGGAGTATCTGTAGGTTCATGGATTATTGTTCCAACGATTACTCCCACAAATTATGAGTTTGCGTTAACTTCATCTGAGATAGCAGCAATTACAGATTATTCTGCATTAGCATTACGATTTACTTTTGATACAACAGGCGGAGGAACAAATACTCGTCTTTACGTTACTTGGACAGAATTTGAAGCTCCATTAGGTCCGACTAAAGTATATAAGAGAGTTGCACAAGCGCAAGCCGCTATTAAAACTGTTAGCTACGTATGGGCACAAGCACAAGCTAAAATTGCAATTGCTGAAACTTTTGTATCAGCACAAGCACAAGCAGACATAAAACAAACATACTTTGTATTTGCCCAAGTTCAAGCTTATCTTTTGGGGTACGGCTTTGCTCAATCTCAAGCAAATATCAAACAAGTTTATTATGGGTTAGCTCAAGCTCAAGCAACGATTGTTGGTTGGGCGTTCGGTCAAGCTCAAGCAAATATTCAACAAACTTACTTTGGATTAGGTCAATCTCAGGCTAATATTAAGCAAACATATCCTGTATTCGCCCAAGCACAGTCCAATGTCTTAACTCAGGAATACGGATTTGCACAAGCACAAGCTCAGATAAATACGTTTGGAGTAAATGTTCACGCTCAGACACAGGCATTAATATCTGGCATGGTGTGGGCATTTGCCCAAGCACAAGCTAGATTAATAACATTTGATGTAACTGTTTTTGCTCAGGCACAATCCAATGTTCAAACAATTTACTACGTACACGCTCAAGCGCAATCGGCTGTTAAAGTAATTTACTATGCTCATGCTCAGTCACAAGCTAATATTGAGAGTACTTATTATATCCACGCCCAAGCGCAAGGATATTTAAAGAGAACAGAATATGGTGAGTCCCAAGCACAAGCGCAAATTAAGCAAACGTACTATGCTTACGCGCAGTCTCAAGCAATAATTAGAACAACAGAGAATGTAGTTGCTCAAGCACAATCCGCTATTAAGGCGACTTTAATACAATTTGCGCAATCTCAAGCATATATCATTACCATTTGCTTTGTTTATGCGCAATCTCAAGCATATATAATCTCCGTTAAATTTGGTTGGGCGCAGACACAGGCCCAAATATTACAAGTAAATGACATTATAATAAAGAGGCTCATCTTAGCTGATAATCCTTCTATAATTCTAACGTTATCAGACAGCGAACTCAACACATTAACACAAGCAACAGAATCCTTAAGATTAGCATTGAGTGATAGTTTAGGTATCCGACTTACATTATCTGACCGAGAGGCTAATCTACTCTTAACAGATGTAGAATATTAGGAGGTATATAAATTGACACATACTGATGCTACTTTTAATCCCTCTGTCTATGTTCTTGGGGGTAAACCAGAATTAAAGTTAACGTTTGAAAATACCTCCGGCTTTCCTTTTACACCTACAGAGGTTAGATTGAGTATAAAAGCTCCTGATGGAGATATCACTACAGTTTCGGGCGCAGAAATGAATATCACTACTATTTCTGGTGTATACACATATCTTTATAAACCAGATACGATTGGTTGGTACGAATATGAGGGCTGGGGTAAAGATTCGTCGGGCAGAGAAATAGCTGACACATCAGGCTTTGAGGTTATCGACCGACTTTATTAAAAATCAGGCTTGACATTGGTTAGACGATTATGATAGAATGGTTATAGGGTTTGGAGTAATGGCAGGCTACTAGTGCTGAAAGCCAAGCGCAAGGTTCTCCGAGGATTGCAATCCAAAGATAAAGAGTATTCGGTAGCCAAATCCTTTTATATGGCTCCGTACCCCAATCGGCAGAGGGAGCAGACTTAAAATCTGTAAAGTGTCAGTTCGAGTCTGACCGGGGCTACCAAATTTTAGGAGTAATTATGAGTAATGCCATTCATACCATACTTGCTGACATAATGGAAGTTGAGCGACCTTACGGCTTTTTACTTACACCGAAGGAATGGCTCAATTATGCCAGTAGAGTACAAGGAGGCTTGTGGTCTAAGGGTTGGGTTATTCGAATAGATGCTCCTGTATCCCAATCGGCAGAGGAAACAGCTTCAAAACCTGTAAAGTGAAGGTTCGAATCCTTTCAGGAGCACCAAATGAAAAAATATTGGCCCATTCTAATAAAGTTACGACGATGTTCAGCTTATTTTTATGAGGAAAAAGGTTCTCGTTGTAATAAGTTGTTTTGGCCGTGGCAGTATGTTACAACAGATTATGACCCTGAATGTAGCTCTCTAATGCATCATGAATGTTATCATAAAGAGGTTGAATCTTTGTTTCGTAATGAAGATGGTCTAAAATGGACAGAAGAGTTGCGATGCGAACATGCTGAAAAGAGAGTTAGCAGCTAATTACGCACAAATTATTCTACATTCAGGATGTACACATCCAATTCATGAAGAAGATGGTGAATGGATTTCGCGCAAACACACATGGATTGAATGTGAGATTAAGTACTTTTACATAAGAATAGCAAAGAAACAGTTGACAAAAATGGCTAGTGCTGGTTGGTATTTTAAAGGAAAAGAAGAATGAAATGTACTTGTCGTTGTAATATGTGTAGACTTAGTTGGCATTGTTATTTTGTAGCATTAGGTTGTTACATGCTGTTTGGTAGGGAGAAGGAATGGGAATGAATACGGAAACTGGAAAAATTTATATGAACGAAGAAATAGATGAAGCTATAAAACGCGGAGAGTCTGTAGTCCCCGTTTCAGCAGAAGTTGTTAAGTTAATGAGTTACGCCGAAAGATACAAAAAGCAACTAGATTTTGATACGTTGAAGAAACGCCGAAAAGAAGCAAACAAATCTAAAGTAAGGAATCGGTAGAATGAGCGATGATATTGTTGGACAACGCAAAACATGGTGTTTTAGGTATTCGTCAAAGGAATTAGAAAAAGCAGCTTCGAGACTAGTAAATTATCATGCCGAGAGAGAAGCTTATTGGAAACAAGAACAAGAACGTGCTACAGAGGAATTAAAAACCTCTAGTATTAATGTTCGGGAATACCACCGTGTAAGTGAGGCATATTTTAAAGGCGAGGACCATAGAAAACTTAAGCTTGAATTCCAAAAATGGGTAACATTGTTCTCTCATGAGAATATTCATTTTTCTGATAGAGATTTAGACCCTAATGATATAGAATATTTTTGGATTGGTAGAGATTTACCAACAGAAGATGAATAGAGCTATAGTTATTTGTACAAGTGCCAGAAGAGGAGAACAACTTACTAACTTACTAGATTCATTTGGTAGCTATAGGCGATTTCCATTTTGGATAGTCATGAATGATGCTCCAAAAGAATCTTTTGAATACCTCGATTGGCTAGAAAAAAATTTTAAGCTAGTTACCCTAGAAGGTAATTATTGGGAACTTGGTGCAATAGAATCTATGTTAATGTATGGCGTAGACGAATTCTTTTTGTTACAAGATTCCGTAGAAGTGTTTGATACTAGTTTTATCGATGATGCGTTTGAACGATTTCCCGGTCAATCCGTAGCATTTGATAGACATTTCAGTCATTATATGGGAAAGTATCGTCGGGAAGTTTTACAAAGAATGCGACCGCTGCCAAAAGTAACCTCTAAAGAAGAGGCTATTTACCAAGAATTCAAATTTGTTCAAAATTATGTTAAGTATGAGTGGCGAGAGATTCCTGTTCTTGATGATAAATTTGCTGACAATAATCCCGATAATTATTGGGAAGAACAGTTTGGGCGCAGGAATCTTGTTCTTGTAAGTAAATATCTTAAAAAATATAAAGGAACAGTAGGACAATGGGTAGGTGAAATATAGTTTGAGAGCAGCATCATTATTGACAGGGGGTTCTTATGCTGTAAGTGCGGCATTAGTAATCTATATTATAGAGTCCGGGGCTTTAGAGGACGCAAGTTTACGGCTTCCCCTACTAGCTATTTGGGCCGTTGTTGGAATTGGCCTAGCTTTTCTAGGACTTTTTGGAAGAGGCGATTAATGGGATTATGGTCCAATTGGTAGAGGCAACAGGTTTAGGCCCTGTACGGTAAGAGTTCGAATCTCTTTAATCCCACCAAAAAAGGAGATATAAATGTCAGTTGCTTGGGAATGTGATATCTGTGGTAAGCTTGCTTCACAACAACCTACTAGTGAGGGAAAGGCCAAATTACCAGAAGAAATGTTTCAGCTAAGTACATATACTTTAGATAAGAATGAAGGTTATTTTCACGCTGTTAGAGTGTGGGATATGTGTCACGATTGCTATTGGAAAACTGTAGGATTTATCAAAACAACACAGAAAGAAAATGGTAAAGAAGAAGTGTCCTTTTAATATTCGCGCCCCCGTAGCTCAATGGATTAGAGCGTCACGTTTCTACCGTGTAGGTTGCGGGTTCGAGTCCTGCCGGGGGTGCCAAACCTATATATAGAACTTGTTATTAAGGGAAGTGATAAAATGTGTGATTGTGATAATTGTACTTGTGGTAAGAAATAATGGAAGTATATGAAGTAAGAAATGGACAAAGAGTGTGGCCAACTTGTCCTGATTGTGGATGTAGATTAGAATTTCTTGAAAATGGTATGTTCATTAATTTACGTCATTTTGGCTGGCCCATAGATGCCAAAGGACATAAATGTGAGTATATCGATGACGAATGGACATATCTTAAAGGAGAGATTAGTCATTTCGGATATTGTTAGTATTATAGGGGTGTAGCTCAGTTTGGTAGAGCGTTCGCTTTGGGAGCGAGCGGTCGCGGGTTCGAATCCTGTCACCCCTACCATAATTTAAATAGGAGAAAGATGAATATATGGAGGATAACCGCTACCTCGTACATGTGGGTAGGCGGGAAAAAATTCCTCCGAACTTAGAATGGTATAAGACTGCTAGAGGCAGCGGACACTATCCTTTAACATTTAATTTCGTATTTGTTAGACAGGATAGGCATGTTCTCTGCTCCTACTGTGGAAAGTGGGTTCATTATAAGAATCTCACAAGGGACCACGTATATCCAAAAAGTTTGGGAGGATTTTTAAAAACACCTTGCTGTTTAACATGCAATATTAGCAAAGAGGACAGACGCCCGATTGAATGGGCAATCTTTGCGCATGAAAATGGTTTGGATATCGCTGAAAATGTGTATGAAGAAACAGATGATATTTCATGGGGATTGGGCCAGAATGAAAAAGGTCCGGCACCAAATAGTAGGCCGCGTTGATGTAGTGGTTTGCATGTCACGCTTCCAACGTGAACGTCAGGAGTTCGAATCTCCTACGCGGCTCCAAGCAGTAGTCGTATAAAGGTATTACGTTGGATTGCCAATTCGAAAATCGGAGTTCAATTCTCCGCTGCTGCTCCACATAGGAGACTTAATGCATTGGTTTGTTTGTACACCAAAATATGAATATGAAGAATATACTGATGGTTGGATACTTGCAGATAGGTATCTTGCAAGCGATTGTGTATATGTTGAAGCAACTATAAAACGTGAAGCAATAATAAAGGGCGTAAAAGAATTAAAAGAACGTAGTAAGCGTCATCCAGAAAGTTGGCGCTATGAAAACAATCCTAAGAAATACGCATTTCTAGGTCATGGTTATTATGATTGGTATTATGATAAGGATGGAAATCCCTTTACTGGGGTCACTGCTGAAAAATCAGTATGTGAACACGGTTTTTGTTGGTGCGAAGAGTTTGAGCATGAGGACCAAGATGACTATTGTGAAGAATGTAATAAAAAATATGATGAGGCATATCAGCAAGAAATCGCGCGAGAAAACGAATCTTCAAATACAGGATAGTGTAGATGATGAACCATATGAGATACCAATAGAATCATATTTAGCAGAACTTGCCCGAAAAGCATCTCATAAATAGGTTATGATTATGACCCGCCATCGTATAACGGATATTATATTCGACTGTCTATCGAGGGACAGGGGTTCGACTCCCCTTGGTGGGGCCATGCCACTTTAGCTCAGTAGTAGAGCGGGAGCTTGAAGGACTCCGCGCCGGGAGTGCGATTCTCTCAAGTGGCACCAATTCGTGTATAAGTTCGGATAGTACCTTGTGTATGGAGTACGATTTGCTATCCGAAATTGCTGCTCAAAAGGAAAAGGTAAGTGAGTTTCGCTAATTGTAAAGAAATAGCGATAACAGTATCAGGTAATATACCTGATTCAGAGATATGTTATGGGATGTATTCTCCAATTACACCTAGAAAAATTTGGGATAAAGGTTGGCAAAAAGAAGATTCTAGATTATATCCTTCTTTTACTCATTTTTGGGTTGAAAAAGATGGATTAATCTTTGATAATGCGGCAGAACAGTTTGGGGAATTAGAAGAAGTTATAACAGACCAAACAGATATACGTTATGTTAAAGTAGGAAAGTATAATCCCGAAACGGGTGAAGTGATACCTTTAGTTTCTAACCCTATTATTGAATGGGAAACTCTTACTGGAATTGGTGGTATAGTAAACGTAGTTTGGGAAAAATATGATGAGTATATAAATAAAATTAAATTTCTTTCGGGTCCGTAGCTCAGTGGTTAGAGCAGGCGACTCTTAATCGAAAGGTCGGTGGTTCGAATCCACCCGGACTCACCATAATACGTACTAAAAAAGAGAAAATTATGATTGATGAAAATAAGCAAAAAGCTTTAATCAGTGCCTATAACGCCGCAACAAAGAAACTTAGTGAAATTGGTCCTTATGTTGAAAGAGAATACGGTAAAGCTTATCAAAATTTGGTGAGTGCAGGAATGGCGCAACAAATAAGAAAGAAATATCGATATGATTGATGATGCAATACTACTTGCTGGTGGATTAGCTACAAGATTAGGACCGATTACTAGAGTTACAAATAAACATCTGTTACCCGTATACGATAAACCGATGATTTTCTACGGACTTGAAACGTTACGAGATGTAGGGGTAAAAAATATTACTATTATCCTTGGAGGAAATTCCGTAGGAGATATCGTAAATCTTGTACGAGATGGTGACGAATTTGGATTAAATATTACATATAAATATCAACATACAGCAGGAGGTATCAGCCAAGCCATCGCGCTTGCAAAAAATGAGATTCTTGGCGATTATTTTCTCGTTCTTCTTGGGGACAACATCTTCGCAGATAGAGGAGCATTACTTGAATTTGTTGACGGGTGGACGTTAGATTCCGATGAAGCTCTTATTGTTACAACATCCGTTAAAAATCCTTCTGAATATGGGCAACCTATATTTAATCGATATGGAAGTATTACAGGTTTTATAGAAAAGTCTACATTTCCTAAGCATGATTTAATTGTCACTGGATTCTATGGACTCCCCAAAAAAGCATTTGATGCTATTCAAGTCCAAGTACCAAGTATTCGTGGGGAATTAGAAATCGTAGATACATTAAGTATGCTTTTGCCGAATATTATTCATGAGGAATACAAAGGTTTTTGGACTGATTGTGGTACTCCAGAAGGACTTGTAAGTGCAGGCGAATACTTTTCACGGGCCGGGTGAACATGTACGGTGCGTTCGGCTGGCTGTAGACCAGTTCCCGCGTGGTAAACTTGGGGGTTCGAATCCCTTCCGGCCCACCAAATTTTTTATAAGGAGATGAATATGATTGAACGATTCATTAACAGTATTCCCATCAAATACTTGGTCAACAACACATGCTAGCAGGGATTTAGATAATCCGTATTATGCGGGACTTCATCTGGCTTTAAATATAACTGCAAGTGGAGTAACTGTGAGTGGTGGTGTAACATTCGGTATTGAAGGAAAGGATGAAACTTCGGATAGTTATTATACTATTCTTTCATCAGCTAATTTAGTGGCTAATGGTACAGTTGTTGTAAAGGTTTACCCCGGATTAATAGCCGCAACCAATCTTGTTGCGAATGACCATCTCCCAAGAATTTGGCGAGTAACAGCCATACACGCAAATAGCGATGATGTTACTTACAGTGTTGGAGGTTCTTATTTAGATTAATTACGAGAGTGTAGGTTAATTGGAAAACCCCTTGTCTCCAAAACAGGTAAATGAGAGTTCGAATCTCTCCGCTCTCGCCAATTTTAAAGGAAATGATTATATGGAAAAAGATAGTGAAGCCGCAAAATGGATTCAAAAAGCAATTGACAAACCGGGTGCATTAAGACGGCAAACCCACACTAAAGAGGGGAAAAATATTCCTGTATCTACGTTACGACGTTTATCTAAAAAGACTGGTACAACAGGAAAGCGAGCAAGGTTAGCTCTCACACTTAGAAAAATTAATAAATAATCGTGGTGATATTGGTGTAGTGGTAAGCACTACAGCCTGTGAAGCTGTCAGGGAGGATTCAAATTCCTCATATCACCCCAAATGCCCTGTCGTCTAATTGGTAGGAAACCGGACTCTGAATCCGTTAATGGACGTTCGACTCGTTCCGGGGCAGCCATCGGCTCGTAGCTCAGTGGTATAGAGCGTTTGTCTGATAAACAAGAGGTCATGCGTTCAAGTCGCATCGAGCCGACCATTCTAAGACACCGTGAATTTGACAGTAGGTGTCAATTTTGCACAGTCTTAAGGAGGGGTACATTGTTACGGCACTCTAGAGAAATGACAAGATTCCAAAAACTTCGCTGGCGCATACGTAGAGAAAGAGATTGGCGCAATCGGAGTATGGCCTTTCGTAAAGGACGAAAACAAGAACCTGATTATGGATTAGATAAAAATCATGTTAAATTAGGTTATTTGTGTTATTGTGGTTTTTGTGAGGCACAACATAAAAGAAGTAAATTTGACTTAGAAAAAGAATTAATTGAATACGACTACCCTCTGTAGCCCAACGGAATAGAGCGCATGGCCACGGACCATGAGGTTGCGGGTTCGAATCCTGTCAGGGGGTCCATTGCGGGAAGGATTGGTATCCCAGCCAGTTTCATAAGCTGGACCGTGAGAGTTCGATTCTCTCTCCCGCAACCAAACTTCAAGGAGATGAAATGATTGCGCAAACTATTACTTGGAATAATAGTAGCACTGCTGGTAATTAGCCCAGTAGCAGCAGCACCGGCAGACCCGTATGATTTTGATTCGTACGTTATACTTAGAGAGGACCCTGCCACACTTAATTATGGTGATACAGTTTCTTTTAACGTACGATTTCCACAAGAAGCTGCAAAACATAAGAGGGCGCCACAATTTGAAGAAGCTCCGATAATTCAAATCAACTGTTTCCCGTATGAAACAGGTACTTGGGATTATTTAGCTCAGACATGGACCGAGGACCGTTGGAAAGTAACTGGTGGATGGGAAGGTTACACCTATCCTAGACCTTTAAATAGTTATTGGCCAAGGGATGGAAGAAAATGGTTGAGTGGTGGGGCTAGTTGCTCGGCTATTTTGTTTAATGCTAACATAGAAAATGGCCAGCTAGTATTTGATGTTTGGGCAACGACTCGATTTACTGTAGCTCCGTAAGGGGCTTTTATTTTTTACTTGGAGAATTTTATGGATGAATATACTGAGGGAAAGATTAAAAAGCTCAAAAATCTCCGCATGTTTAAGGATAAAACAGATGAGCAGATTATTGAGTACCTGAAGTCCCGCCCTCCAAAGATTATACGAGAGCCGACTGAAGATAGGGCGTACAACGCCAGATTTGTCGAAAAGTTCGAATCACTTAAAAATGAGTATGGTTTGGATATGAATAATTCTAACGATATTGAATCATTAAGTCAATTAGTAAGACATATGATTCAGCTTGAAAATATTGATAAGCAAATCATTGAGCTACAAGCTCAAAAAGAATACGATATGGACAGTTCTAGGCTTCTTAAAAATTTAGGAGATTTTCAACGAACTGTTGTTACTTCTGTTACCGAATTGCAGGACCGCTTAGGAATAACAAGAAAAATACGTAAAGAAAAACAAATCGATGATATTCCTCAATATATAGGAGGTTTAAAAAAGCGTGCAAAAGAATTTTTTGATAAAAAGACAATTAGTGTGCGCTGTAATAAATGCGAAATAGAATATGCTCGCTTTTGGCTAAATTTTCCCCAGCTTACAAAGAGCCTTTCAGCAGAGATTGAATGCTGGCACTGTCATGAAGCTGTTATCTTTGCTAAGTAGGTGACTAAATGAAAGAAGAAGTATGGGAAGAAGGCGAATGGGAATTCGTTCAAATCCTTGAAAATCCCGTTCTTTTTCGTGAGTTTATCAACGAAGGTGATGAGAACTGGAATGGTCTAGAAGAGCATGAAAGAGCTTGGACAGCCTGTACATCGCATTTTGTTTCTCTGTGTTGCGGACGTGGCGTACATAAAACAACTTCGATGATAGAAATGCTTTATTATTGGATGATAAATGGGATGTTTATCCAAGGTGACCAAGGTTTATTTGTTCTTGTTCCTAATAAAGCTCAAAAGGACCCGACATTCTTTAGAATTAGAGCAGCTTGTTTAAGCCATTGGTTAATAAAACAATTTGTTAATACAAATTCTATAAATGTAACTGAGGGAAAAATAGATTTTGTAAACGGATTCCAGTTTCTTATGCGCATAGCTGGTGCCGCTGGCTCTGAATCAAACGTTATTGGCCTTCATACTTATCGAATATGGGTAGATGAGGCACAAGCTATTCCTTGGAGAACGTGGTTATCTTTACAAAACTGCTTAAAAGACGAAATAGTCGGTTATCAGATGCTTGTATCTGGTGTTCCAAATGGTGAGCGCAGAGAAAATGTTCTTTATGAAACAGACCAATTAGCCGATAAGTATACTACATTTAATACTCCACAAACTGTTATGAGTTGGTGGACTCCCGAGATGGAGTTTGAAAAACGCAAACAATATCATGCTATTCAAGAGGATAGCGAGGATTATAAACATTATGTTCTTGGGCAACATGGTGTTCCCACATTTTCCGTGTTTGACCGTATAAGATTCTTGAAGGAAGATTATGATGTTCAGCGTTTAATATTGACTCAACATATGTTTGATAGCACTAAGCGCCCGGATATTGATGGTACTATACGTTATCATATTAACGAGGTAGTTATGTGTCCTCCTGTCCCTATTGAATTGGGGCAAATGCCCAAAATAGGTTTAGGATATGATGTTGGGTATTCCCCTGACCCTGCCGTGTTTTTTGTCATGTACGAAGATGTACGTACAGGGAAATGGAAAAACTTAGCAAGATATGTTTTACAAAGAGTAGAATATGCAATTCAGAGAGAAGTTTTAGCATATTTAGACAAGATATACAGTTTTAATTTCTTAGGTATAGATATGGGCGGGCCGGGAAAGGTCCAGTATCAAGATTTGGCAGGAGAATTAAGCGAATACAAACCACACAATTTTATGGAGCGTTTGTATCCCGTCGAATTCGGAGGATTCATGTTAGTGGCTGCTCAAGATAGTGATGGGGAAATTATTGAAAAGAAAGATAATGTAAAACGTGTTGCAGTGGAAACTGTTTCTCGATGGGTACATGAACATAGATTTTCATTTTCTATCGAGGATGATAACCTCATGTCTGAGTTAGAGCGAACAAAGTTTACCAGAACGAATTCAGGTGAACCTATATATCGTACAGATGATGACCATCAATTTGCTGCAATGATGTGCGCAATAATGGCATATGAACATAAGTATGGTTCTCCGATTATATTTGAAAAGATTACACCAACACCTAGATTATTGTCTGCAAAATGGTTAGACACCTTTTCAGGTAAATTAGTAGGAGCATAAATGGAAGAAGTATTAACAAAAATAGAACCCGTTGTTGCAAAATTTAGATTAGCGAAAGCAACTGCTTTATCTGCCCAACCTACGTTTGGGGAGGGTACTTTTTATTTTCCTAATAGTAGTGCCGATTCGTATCTTCAATCTACGGGACTTATCGCTGAGAAATTGATAGTTCCCAAGGAATACCATAAAGTTGTGCGAATGTGTTATGACTTCTACCAAAGAGGAGGAGTCGTTACTACTGTTATTAATAGGTTGGCCGAATTTTCTATAACCGATATTCGCAACGGACAGCGAAAAACAACCGATGAGGCTAATGACTATTTTGAGGCCGTTCTTCATAGAAAGCCTTCATATTTAATGCGATTTTTAAATACTGCTGCTTTGGAATATTTTCTTTCAGGATTGATTATTCCGCGAGTAGATTGGGAAGAGATTATTGGTTCAGAATTGAGTCCAAGATTAAAAGCAGGAAAGATGTATAAGGTCCCCGTGTTTGACTTATATCCGCCTATGTTAGTTGAAGTTGAGTGGGCAGGATGGGGAAAAAAGACATACTTTCTTAAAATACCTTCCTCTGATGTTCGATTAATACGAGCGGGGGGAAGTAAGATAAAAGCTCAGCAATTAAAATATGAAATGTGGAAAAATACTTATCCAATGTTAGTTACTAGTATAGTTAGTGGTAGCGACCGCATACAATTGATTGATGCTGACCCTATCTTACGTAAAGAGTTTACATATACCCAATATCCTACACCATTTTTAGAAAATGCTTTGGAAGCCATAGTATTTAAGCAGCAACTTCGAAGAATGGATTTTGCCGTAGCTTCTAGAGTTATCAACGCTATTTTACTTGTTCGTGAAGGAGATAGAGATTTCCCATTAACTGAAGAAACAAGAGAAAATTTAGATGACTTAAAAGCTCAAATTCTTGCTCGTTCTAATAATCCTAGATTATTGGAGCGGCTGTTTGTTTTGTTTTCTAATCACACGACACAGCTTGAATGGATAACTCCTGATGTTAGTGCTATGTTGAATCAGGATAAGTATCGACAAACAAATGAAGAGTTACAGGAAGCTTTAGGCTTTACAAGAATTTTAATTACGGGGGAAGCAAGAGCGTCGGAAGCTGCCGAAGTTTCCACATATGCTGTTCAGCCTCAAATGGAACAACTTCGTTCAATGCTTAGAGAATGGGTGGTTACCATTTATGAGCAAGCTTCTGAAAATAATGGATTTAGAAATACGCCTGTTCCTGCTTTCAAGCCTATACGCCTTCAAGATTATATCAAGACTGCTGCTGTTTTCCAACAAGCGTTTGCCGAAGGAAATCTTTCTCGTACTACGAGAGCCGAATCTATTGGAACTGATTTTGAGACTGAAGTTGAGCTAATGAATGATGAGAAAGACTTGATGGAAGGCTTACCAGCTTTCCCACCAATGCCATATAGCCCATTGCCACCCGGTATGACCCCCGGTGGCAACGGTAGACCGATTGGTAGTCAAAATGTTCCTATTAATAAAAGAAATACTGGTGTAAAACCAAAAGGACAGAAGCCCGTTTCTAGGGTAAAGGCTGCATCTGTTGACGATATTGAGTTAATGGAAGATGCGGATGTTATAGATTTAATGAGCAAAATTGCTAATGAGAGAGGTTTAAAAATTACCTTAGAAATGTTAAATGATAAAGAAGAATAATTATTGCCCAAATATTGATAGTATTTGAGTATTACGAATATGGTAGAACATTCTATTGTTTCAATTTTATGGAGGGACCACGTTCATGTCGAAAGGTCCCCTATGGTAAAAAATCCCGATAAGGAGATAACGTTAACACTTTCGGTTGGCATATTATATAAAGAAACGAAAAAGACAATTACCCTTGTGTCTGAAGTTGAACGTTATAGTGATAAAGATGATGTCACATATCTTATTATACTTAAGGATGCGGTAGAGGCTGTTAAAGAGTATGGAAAAATTAAGTTAAAAAAACTTCAAACATAAGGGGGAATTTAAATGCTAGATGATTTCACTAACCAGCTTACACAATTACAGCCGTATTTACCGTATTTGATTGTGGTTCTTGCTGGAATTTATGGAGCAAAAAAGCTGGGTATTCCCAATCAGGTGGAAAAACTTGTATCAACACTTAAAGACCTTGTTGAGATACAGTCTAACAAAATTCAAGAGTTAGAGAACATACATGAGATAGATAATGACAAGATAGCATCATTAGAACAGCGTGTTAATGACTTGGAGCAATTGGTAATTCATCAAGGCAAGTTGATTGAAGCTCTTATAAAAAAATTACAAGCTCCGGTAAAAATAGTAAACATAAATGACCCCGAATGGGCAAATCTGCTAAAAGAGAGTGAGGATATCGAAACCTTTAAACGCGGTATTTTAGAGGCGAAAGAGGATTTTGAATAAAGGTGGTGAATAATGAGAAACGTTATTTGGACATCTGCTATAGCAGAATTAACGGAGATTTCTTCGGATAATTTTAGTAATCCCCTTCTTACTGTTGCTAAATTTATATTTGCTGACGATAAGGGAAATGTAAATAGGCAAGGTATAGAGGTAACTGATTTCCCAGCTATAGCACAATCTGCTATCGACATGCCTGTTAAAATGAGTTTTTCAGAAACGGGTGCAGGAAATCATTATGGTTCAATTCCCATTGGACATATAAAAGCTATGGAAACAGTTCAAGAAAATGATGTAAATAAATTGATTGCTACTGCTGTTCTATATGCGGATGAATATCCAGACGAAATTAACTTCTTAAAGGATGCTTACGCATCTGGTAAAGCTCCGGGGATTTCTTGGGAACTTAACTATAAGTCCAGCATTGTACGTGATGGTATTGAATGGTTAAAAGAAATCGTTACTAAAGCTGCGACATTTGTGAAAGTTCCTGCATATGGCTCTAGAACACATCTTTTGGCTCTAGCTTCTGCTGAGGATAATACTTTAGTAGAACTAGCGAAAGAAATTTTACTTCAGGCCAATATTAAGGAAGAACCTAAAGATAAAGGAGGTAATAAAGTGGAGAAAGAAGAATTGGAAAGAAAGCTAGCTGAGGCTACTGCTGATGCTGCTTCCAAGGATGCAGAGATAGCGCGTCTTGGTACGGTTATTACAGAAAAAGACGCTGCTTACGAAGAATTGAATAAAAAGGTACAGGCTATGGAAAAGGCAACGCTTATTGAGTCTCGCACTCATAAGCTTGTTGAAGCCGGATTCACTCTAGAGGCTGATGCTGAAAAGCTAGCTAAGAAAAAGGAATTTTGGGCTTCTCTTTCGGAAGAGGCATTTAATGAATATGTGGAAGATTTGAAAGCTGCTAAAGCAACTGCTAAGCCTGCTATAGCTTCACATAGAACAGTAGAAGGTCTACCAAAGCTAGCACTAGCTGAAGTGGATGGCACTGATTTTGAAACCCTAAAGCAAGATATGAAAAAGCTTGCAAGAAATTCCCAATAAAAGGAGGTAAGAGTGAATAATGGCAAATGCAATTGATTCTGGAAATCCTGTTAGTACAACTAAATTCATCGTAAATAAGTACGATGATATTGATGGTAGTAGAGCTAGTCAGGAAACTCCGCGTGGTCGTCTATGCTTCCGTGATACAAATGGACGTATGACTTTACCTCGCACATTAATAGAAGCTAAGAAAGCGGTATTTCCCGTAGATTGGGCTAAGCCGCTTAATCCGGGTCCTTATTTCGATGGTGCCGGATTAAATGGTACAACTTTGTATCCATTTAATGATGGTTCTCTTGACTTACAGGAAACAGATTTTGCACTAGACCCTGACACAGTATTTAGCACACCTTGGCCAGCAGCAGTTAAGCAGTATGATTTACCGCCTGCCCTATATGACTTACCTGTAACATCAGGTAATAAGGTTTTGGTTTTCGACCAAGGCACATTTACTTATGGCTCAGGTAATTACACAGGTGTATCAAGCGACTACACAGTTGGTTCTACTGTTTATACAGATTATGCGTCTGGTAATGAGGGCAAACTTACACCTTCTGGTCTTGCAGCAGGAAATACTGTTGTAGGAACAGTTGTTAATAAAGATGTATTTGGACAGAATACTATTACTGTCAAGCTTCGCGGCGTAGCCGCTTTGAGCTAAGTCTATAAAAAGGAGGCGAAATAAGTAGAATGAATGATAATAGACTAACTCCTGAATATAGACTAGCGCTTGCGGAGTTAGCGAGAAAAGATAAAGCGGCCTTTGCTGAAGTTATTACCGAGTACATTGACCCGGTATATTTAACCTTAGACCTTGCTTCGACCTTTATGGATACGAAGGAAATGTCTTTTGGTGATATTTTAGTAAAGAGATTCAAGGGTAAGTACCATGTACAGCAAATCGTACCGGGCCAAATTACTCTTGGTGAGCAAATCACTGTCCGCGATAAGGCGATGTCAATTAACCTTGATATTCTTAGCGCGAAGGCATCATATAACACCTTGGAATTAGAGCATGGTGGACCTCAGTTTACTCCTGAAGTTGTAAAGTCCGATGTTCAGAAGGCTCTTGCAGAAAGAGTTCTTATGCGTACATGGAATGCTCTAGCAAATATTTGGACAACAGCTAACGTTACTGCGCTTACAATTACTGGTGCAACTAACTCTAACTTCCTAGATGCGTCTGGTGCTCTAACAGCATCCGTTTTGGATGCGGCTATCGACCATACAAATTATTGGGCAGGCTCAGTTAGAACAATCATTGGTACAGAATCGGCATTAGCACCATTAAGTACATTTGGACAATATCAGATTATCGGAACAGATAACTATGTTACGCAAAATGGGCAACCACCTCTAACAATCCAAAATGTTTCACCGTATGGTAATGGTTCTAAAGCTATTGAAAGTTATCGTGGTGTAACAAATATCGTTAGACTAAAGCAAATTTTTGACCAATCTGAGTATCCTCCTCGTCCACTTCTACCGAATGATTTCGTACTAGTGGTAGGGGACAACATCGGACAGTTTATTACTTACGGTGGTCCTCAGTATAAGGAATACATTGACAACGAGCCAACTCCACCTTATTGGAACTATGAGACATGGCTACAATTTGGTATGATGATTTGGAATGCTCGCGGTCTTACAAAGATTAAGGTAACTTCGACTATCCCATAAGCTAAAAGCCCAAGGTAAGTCGTGGTTGACTGTTATTAATTGAGCGGGGCTGCTGGTTGTATTGAGCGTGCAGCCAGTAGCCCCATCAGTTTTATTTTCATCCAATGTGGATGTTGTGTGTTTAGGAGGAAAGGTAAAAATGACTGAAAGAATTTATTTTAAGAGAAACGTTGGTTATACTATCGGGGTTAGATTGTTTCCGGGTGACTGGAATGGTGTAGCATTGACAGTTGAAAATCCTGTTGTTGGAATAGATGCCGATAAGTTAAAGGATTTCAAGCGTGCAAATAAATCATTACTTGAACGTGGGATGCTTATACAAATTCCCGAACCTAGTACGGATTTTGAAAATGCTAATCTTTTAACAGATGAAGAAATTACAGAAGTTATTAAGAATCCACTCAAATTAAAGAAGTTATTAAAAGAAATGGATTCTGAACCAGCAATTACAAGAATTCTCGAAGAGGCGAAATTTCAAGGTAGACCACCAAAGACTGTGGCTTTAATTCAAGCAAGACTAGAGGAAATATCAGATATAACATTGGCAGAAATGCAAGGAGTCGTGTAACATTGAATTTGCTGGACCTTGTACCACCGTTTAAGCGCCATCTTAAACAGTACAAAAGTAGTACTGATGTAGATTCTGTATTGGCGGCGTACTTAGCCGATGCTGTCGAGGCTCTACAATTTCGTTGGGGTCGCACATATGCGATTACTTTTACATCTCCGCAAACTTATGCTGTTTCACCAGATATTGTATCTAAAGATAAACGACCCATCATATTGATGGCTTCAATCATCTACAAGATGGGTAATTTACAAATGGCAGGCTTTAAAGACCAAGATTTTGCATATGACCCACAGCAAGGTAGACAGAATCCCATTCAGGTGGATATTGAGGAATTAGCAAGATTCTTACCTATTTATAGACTAGCTAAACCAATGACTGCGCCGCTTCGTGGATATTCAAATCAATTTAATCCAGAAAGTTATAATTTCTTGGCAGTGATTGTGCCCCCAAGTTAAGGAGAAGGAATGGTTACTATATGTATAGCCACATATTTTGCTAACTCTATGCTATCGAATTGTGTGGCTTCTATACTACAGAATGTAAAAAATCCGCAGATACAAATCTATAAAAATGATGTAGGATGGCTACAGGCTTGTAATATAATGATGAAGTCTCTAATTACGGATGTTATTTTGCTTAATGATGATACAATTGTTCTAACTGATATAGTTGAAGAAATGAGTAAGCTAGCTTATTCTAATAAATCTGTTGGAATTGTGGGGGGAAAATCGTTAGCTCCAGATGCTAATACAATTATTAATTACGGTATTTATATCTCACCAGATGGTAATACCGCACATAAATATTATGGACAACCCAAAGATTCTGTGGGTATAGCAAAACAGCGGGCAGTAGAAGGTTCTTGCATGTATATAAAAAGGGAAGTTATTGATAAGATTGGTTATTTCGATGAAGGTTATGGTATGGGTTACCGCGAAGAATTAGATTTTCAGCATAGGGCTACCGAAGCAGGATACGATATTTATTCCTGCCCTAGTGCTGAGTATATTCATTTGGTTTCACAAACAAATTCTAAACTTGGAATAACTAACTCTACGTATGACTATTACATGGAAAAATGGGGCCGAAAATTAGCTTTAGGTTTAATATAAAGGAGAAGGAATGGCGCAAAGAATTCAAGGCGAATTAGCTATTTTTTATGGGGATAAGCAAAATCAAAATGATTTCGACAACGGAATTTGGATGCAGATATTAGATATTCCTTATATACAAAAAATAGAAGAAGCACAATTTTACAAAGTTATAATTAGAACACTGTGGTTAGAAGCTACCGGATGGAGTAAGGAAATACGAAATAGGTATCCTCACGTTAAGCAGATAGGGCTCAGCGACCATCCGATTTCGACGCATATATCTCGATTGCCTGCTGAACAAGTGACACGTTACATCAGCGACTTGCAATATTTAGATGCTCTTATGGTTTTAACCGAAGAAGAGCGCCAATGGTATTCCGTTGCAGTACCATCTAAGCCTGTTGTACGTGTTGGCCTACCCTTTCCTGTAGAATCGTATGAAGAAAGATTCGGCAAATTCAGGAACTCTAAAAGAGTACTTGTGGGTTTAGGTGTTGGTGCATCAGATAATGATAGAAATTTTATCAGTAGCTTGCTAGTATTTCGTAAACTACAATTGAATAACCCCGACCTTAAGGGCGTATTCCTATCCGTGCCCAAAAACTTGGTTAAACAGTGTGCTATATTAGCCGACCAAGTAGAGAATGTATACATTCATGAGCGTGAGAATATGGAATCCTTTTATGACATGCTTTCGCAATGTCAATTTGTGATTAACCTAGCAGATAGGAATACGCCCGGTAGGTTACAGGGCGAGGCAGCTTTCTTTGAGATACCATGTATTGGTTCTAATCGACTTGAGTTACAGAATGAGCTATGGCCTATGTATTCGGTTAGTCCGTTTGAATTAGAAAAAGCTGTTGAGCGTTGTCAATGGATTATCGACCATAAGGAAGCATCTAATTTGGATGCTAAGCTAGCACGACAGCGATTAGAGCAAGAATACAATTATGATATTAGTAAACGTAGATTTGAGGAAATTCTAAAGAAGGTGAGCTAGCTGCCGATACAAGTTGTAAATAAAGAAACTATTAAGAAAATCATTGATAACGTACGGGATGAAATCGGGCGCAATGTTACTTTTTACACCGAAGGATTAGCTGCTTGCTCGTTATGTTCGGCAAGTGGTTACTATGATTCTATTGGCGATACTACTTTCTATACGGTTTGTCCGGTATGTAATGGTTCTTATTGGATAAATACTCCTATTGCAACGGATGTTTTAGCAAGAGTACATTGGGTAAATGATGAAGCCATTACTGCAACTCCGGGTGGAAAGTACTATATCGGAGAAGCGACATTAACCGTTGACCCAACATATTTGAATCTGGCAGAAGCTTGCCAGAAAGATACTGGTAAGGTAGTAGTAGATAGTCATGATATGCAAATTACAAAAATTATTCCCTTTGGTGCTCCCGAGATAAATCGATATCGAATTGTCTTGAAGAACATGGGGGATAGACCAACATAAAGGAAGGGAAAAGGATGTTTGAAGGAAACACTGTTGTTTGTCCGAATTGTGAGGCACATTTTGAATATAATAAAATCAATGGTATGGCACTCATACAAGCAGCAGAAAATATCGAAAAGCAAAAAAGAATGTATTGTCGATTGACATTAGATGCTTTAGAAAATCTCCATAAAAATGGGGGTCTAACATTTTCAGCCTCCAAGAAAACGATTTTAGATAATTTCAATGATTTTAGTCGTTCTGTTCTTACGATTGTAGGATTTGGAACAGATTCAGAGTAGGGGATTTATTTGTTATCTATTCAAGTTGATTTATCTGATATTGAAAGATTAATACAAAAAGAAATTCCCATAGCCATTTTTCAATCTTTTCAAACAGCGGCCAACTTTCTAGATGATGTGGGTCATATTATTATGGCAGAAGTTCTTGAAGATGCGATGGCTAGCGCCGGAAATGCTTGGCCGGTGGCATATATACCACAAGTTATAGAAACTTCTGCCCGTGTGCCCGTCGTTGTTTTGGTTGAGTTAAATCGTTTAAATATTTCTATAAACTTAGATAATTTGGGTACTAAAGAAGAACTAGAGATGGGTTATCACTTTCACGCCGCTATGGAGGGTGGAGGCTCTGTTGAACTTCCTTATCTTGAGCAACCATTAGCAAACGAAGATGTAGAGACTCGTTATGAATATTGGAAAAAAAAGGTTTGGCGAGATGGAGCACCCGCTGGTTTATATGATTTAACTATGGATGCTCGTACAACTTTATGGTCTAGGATGAAAAAGGGCCCCCAATGGTTAATTTTACAATATGGGACTGCTTATGAGCCCGTTATAGTCCCATATCCTGTAGAAGAGGAAATTTATAGGAGATTGGCAGTAACATCTGAAGCAATCCTAGCAGCATTTGCGGATACAGCCATAACCCAAATAAGTTCTGGTAGGAGGGTGTCATTAGGGGACGAATTTAAATTTGAACTTAGTGGAAAAGGTAGTAAAATTACTGGTGCGCGTGGAAGATTTGTTCGTAGTCCATACAAAGATTATAAAATTGATTAGGAGGAACGTTACGTGGCAGCTAAAACATATTACGAACGACGTTCCTTTAGAAATGCCCTTAAAACGTATTTAGAAAGTAAGGGATGGCCTAACGATATAAATTATCGAGAAGGATTTAAGTCGGGGGCAACAATTACTATTCCTGCTGTCTCTGTTCATTTTTTGCCAAGTAACAAACATGCTTTACAGCTAGGACCGTCGGGAGAACAGACATATCGACGCATAATTCAAGTAGATGCTTATATGGAATCAGAGGACAGGGCTGGTGCAATTAGTGACGATGTTATGGATT